AGGTTGAGTGTTAAATTCTTCTACTAAAATTTCGTTGAATAGTTGGTAAATGTTTTGCATGGCTGATTATTTAAGGTTTAAAAATAGGGGCATATTTCAGCCCCTGTATTGGTTTAATTGTTAGGGTTATAGTTAGGGTAAAGTTGTTCTCTTATCTTGTTTGTGAGTTTCTTAGTGTCCTCGATTGTAAATTTTATGAATAGGTGAAATTCTGGGTCTTTTCTAAGTTCCCCGCTTTTTATCTTGCCAAGGGTTATTTCACTGGTAGCTTGTTTAATTACCAAGGCATCGAAAATTAGAAAGAGTTCATTTTGTGTAAGCTGAGTTGTAAAGGTTGAATTTTTCATGTTGTTTAAATTTAGCACAAGGTAAGGGCTAACAATATCGAAACAATCAAAGCACCTGTTAAAGTTTTCTTAAAATGAATTGAGTTGTATTTTTACCTTATATGGTATGAAAATAATTGCATGCCTGAAATATAAAAAGTTCGCTTTGTCTTGATATGGTTAGATTGTTAGCCTTATGGATTTCAGGTTAGTAATTTGCAAATATGTGGTATGTAGTATCGGCTTTACATCGTGTTAGTATAGTAGTGGGGAATCAAGTAAGCAACCATATACAAACCTATTCCACAAGGGTACACGGATAAGGGGAAATGAGTTGCCACCCCACCCCTGTATGGATGGATGATAGTGAGAACCCCTATTACTACCACATCTCCTACACAATCAGCGTAGTTTCATGTCTTGTTAAATACTAAATACAGTATATATTGTTTTCACGCTGTAATGCAGTCTAGTACTGATTCACTGGTATACATTTCGTAAGCGATATTGTACTTTTTGTATACAAGTTTCACTAATCTTATTAGAATATGTTTTGTATTTGTAGTATATATTTTGTATGTTTGCATTATGAGTATCAGTAGAAGAGAGACATATTCAGCAAATCCTTTTAGGATAGAACACAAGCATATTGTGAGGATTCCAAGAAAGGATGGTGATGTAGTTGTTGAGATGAAGAATGCTGATATGCAAGACCATATACGCATATTCCCAGAGATGCATGATGACATGGAGCTTTTAAGCGCTATGGCGCTCAAGCTACTCGTATACATATTCAGCGAGATAAAGGAAGATGTAGATGAGGTGTATATAGACATAGAGTCTTTTGTAAGATTTACAAATAGGCGCAAGATAGGAGGAGATGACCAAAAACCTATCAGCAACAAGACAGGGATATATCGTGGGATAGATGACCTTATCGAGCGCAATATCATAGCTCGTAAGGCTAGTGATGCTAAGATATTCTATATCAACCCAGCTAAGTTCTTTTGTGGCAGCAGGGATAAGTGGTATGACAAGATGAAGACAATACCACCAGAGATGCGGAGCATACTTGTGGATAGGAGGATTAATGGACAAAAAGGAAATTGGTAAACTATGATATGTTACATCTGTGCTAATCCAGCTGAACATTCCATCAAGGTACACGATAAGATTACGTTTTCTTATTGTGATGAACACATCAGTGAAGTAGTACTAGGTATCAGCGAGTACGTTCTAAAAGGCTCGCTTGATAAACTAGAAAAGGCTAAGGCTGATTATCATGCAAAAGGTCCTGCTACTTCTGAATTTGCGAAATGCAAAAACATTGAACAGTACCTTGAGGGAGAAGATTTTGGATTAGAGCAAACATTATAGATATGGTGATATATGGACAAGTGCCATCTAAAAGCAATGGCTACAGGGTAACTTGTATTGCTGGTAGAGGTCAGCTATATAAGACAAAAGAGCTTAAGACATACGAGAAGAACTTTGGACTTCAGTACAAGAGACATCCAAAAATTTTAGGTAACTTCGAACTTGTAGTCAGCGTATACTTTCGTAGCAACAAGAGTGACTTGGATGGGATGTTTAAGGTGGTACTCGATTGTTTACAGAGCGTATGTGCGATTGATAACGACAGGTACTGTATGAGGATAGTAGCTAGTAAGTACGTTGACAAAGAAAACCCTAGAATAGAAATAACTTTAAATTCACTAGAGGATGAAAGTAAAACTAAAAGTAGCAGCTGACACGTCTAAGCCAAAGATGGACACGCTGATGTATTTTAAAAGAAAGATTGGAGACACAGCTGCTGTTAGAAAACTCGCAGAAGAAGCAGGAGTACAGTCAGCATCTGATGCACTCAAGAAGAGGATGGAAGAATTAAAAAAAGCTAAAAAGAAATAATATGCCAAAGCAAATTAGAATGCGCAAGCAAGAAAGAGTACACGCCAACGACAGAAGAATGGAAATGCAAGCCAAAGAACTTGGTAAAGGACGTAAAGACCTTCCACTCGTAGAGACTCGTGCTGAGCGTATGGCAGCAGAAGAAGGCAGAGCAATGAATAAGCCTACTGAATCTAAGCGTGTAGTAGCTGTTATAAAAGGTAAAGTTGTTGCTCCAAGAGCTACAAAGATGGTTATGAAGTCTATTGCTGAGAAGGTAGCTAAAGCAAGAGCAGCAAAAGGTATTCAATCTGAAAAGTACAGAAAGTGAAAATAAAAAGAAAAGGCGGTTACTATTCTGAACGTGGACTTTGGGATAATATCAGAAAGAAGGCTGCTGAGAACAAACGCTCAGGAGCTATTCCTAAAAAGCCTACAAAGGAGATGCTCAGACAAGAACGCAAAATAAAAAACAATGAATAAAAAACTTAGAGCAGCGTTATTGACTATGATTCTATGCGTAGTATCTCTTATCTCAATTATAGCAATTCCATTGTCTCTAATCATCATTTATCTTTATTATGCCTAAAAAAATAAAAATAAAAACTGTAGGATATCAAGGAGTTCCAACTGAGTCTGGAGTAGAAATGTTGAAAAAAATTGGACAGTTTGCCAGAACAAGACTTGCTGAAAATATAATGCCTTGGAATTATGATGATATAGCAGGTAAAAAGAGTTCCGTAAAAAGGGGTATTGAATCTGTGATTCTTGGTAAAAAAGAACAGGAAAGAGAAGAAAAAGAACAGTATATTGAAAAAGGATATGGTGCAGTTGCGACTGACGAAGACAAGCTCAGATTAGATTTGCTTTCTGAATATGGAGGGTTAAAACCAAAATACGGAACACTAAAACAATCAGCGTATAGGCCATCTATAGAAAGGGAGAAAGGTGTAAGGTATTTAGACTCGGATATAATCAGAAAAGAAATTATAAAAAATCTTCGCCCAATTAGAAATGCACAAGACTTTGAGAATTATGTAGAACAAATATATCGTGGAGATGTAGATATTAAAGATGGAAAAATAGTTAGAGGAGAAACAGGTGGAGTAAAAGCAAAAGTTACAGGTCTCGGAATGGCTAATATAGCTTATGGAGAAGATAAAAAAGGACCATATATTTCTTATTATGATGTATGGGATATAGACCCAACATCTGGTAAATATGCCCAAAGAGATGGAATGATTAAAGAGACGTTAAAAACTATGGGTAAAAATGTATTGGCTGCTGGTTCTAATCCTCCTGAGATTTACGGAAGGATTTATCTGGATAAGAAGACTGGTAAGCCGATTTTATAAAAGCTTTGTAAAATAGGTAAACTGTTAAAACAGGCCATAAAAAACAAAAAATGATTACATTTACTTCTTCGTATGTTAGACCAGTGATGTTGGCAATGTAGACAAGTATATCTACGCAGATGTTAAATATTTCGTTCATGTGATTGATTTTAGGCAAGATATATAAAAAAAATAAAATGGCAAAGGTTAAACTTAAAAAAGAAGTAGTGGAATACAACACGATTGTTCCACGTCCTGCTAACAGAACACCTAAAGGTCAGCTGATAGTAGGCAAGAAGTTTTTGCCTTCTCCGTCACCATCATTACAGATGGCAGCGCTGAAGAAAAAGAAATAACACACAAACACACAACCATGAAAGCTAAAAGGAAAGGCCTTATTGTAAAGGCATACCTAGAACAAAAGGAATCTCATTCTGTTCAAATGCCTGATGGCAGCGTAGTCAATCTTTATATCGGTAGAAAATACGGAGAGAACAACAGAGAAATTAATCCAACAGTTGCTGATGTTGTCAGCGTTGGAGAAGAAGTTGAAGACATAGAACTCGGAGATAAAGTAATACTACATCACAATCTTATTTCAAACGAAGCTTCTTATATCAGAAAAGAAGGTCAATATGTTTGGCTTGGTATACCATACAATGAATTGGTATACGCAAAGCTAAATGAAGACGGCTCACTCACTCCACTAAAAGGAACGCTGATTGGAGAGCGAGTAAAAAAACCAAAAGTTTCAGAACTAGAATACGAAGAAAAAACAGAGCAAATGAAGTTTAAAATACTTCAAGTGCCATCAGGATATGAAGATGTTAGAGCTGGTGATACAGTGCTTGCGTACAAGTTATCTGATTATGAAATGGTATATCATCATAAAAACAAAGAGTGTCGTGCTATAAGAATAGCAACTAAAGATGTGTTAGGCATATATAATTAATGTTATATTTGAGCATGAACACTACGCAAGAATATGAGATTATGCTAGTGAACATGCTGACTGGTGCTGTGGCAAAGTTGTATGTTTATAGGATTAACGACATTGTGTATGAGGATTATACGACTGGTGGGGTTTGCTTGTTTTTTGACAATCACAAAGAGCTGACAAGCGTTATATGCAGCTATGATGATATAACAACTGACGCAAGAGATTTCTTTGATGGAACGCATCACTACTACGCAATGCTGTGTGACACAGAAGATGAGCTTGATGAAAATGAGATAGATGAGTTGTTCTATGGAATCAAAGGAGGAACCATGAACCTTATTAGAATCGAACCATTTGATGAGATAAGGCTTGATATATGTTTAAACTAAATGGAAGAACGCATCAAACAACTGGAGGATGAACTTCTCCTGTACAAGCAAGATGGCATGTTTGCCTTATACTTTTCTCTTAACAGAAAGATGAATGAGCTTTCACGCTCTATGAACGACTTTACGCTAGACTTCAGAAGCGATGACAGGTCGTTTGACAGGTTCCAAAAGATTACAACTTCACTTCGTGAGATGGTAGAATCAGCTAACTGGCTGAGGAATAATTACATGAAGATGACTGAAGAAGAGGCTAAGGAAGCTGAGAAAAAGGGTATACCACTCATTGAGCAGCTCGCTAAACAAAATAAGAAGTGAAGAGCCGTACCATAAAATACAAGGGTCTGGATATCAAGATGGATATTGATATTGATAACATTATCAAAAAAGTATCTTCTAAATACAAGCCAGAAATAGAGAATTACCGTAAGCTACTAACCAAAAGACAAGAGTACATACATGAGCAGCATCATCTCTTAAAAGACAAGGATGCTTTTATGTACATGATGTACGATGCATGTAATATTTCAAAAAAAATTAAGAAGGTATACGGCATCAACAATAGGCAGATGATGGTGCTGACGTTTTTGTATAATCTAAGCATGGCTAAGGTTGAGCACATAAACGACTATCTTGCGTCTATAGCTTGTAACAATATTGGTAAAGTTGTAATAGACTATTTAATAGAGCTTGGTTATGTATTTAAAACACCTGTATTTGAGTATTTTGCTATTACAGACAAAGGGAAAAGAATTGTCGAAAGCGCATACACAGCACTCAGACAAGACTTCTCTTACTATGTCAAAAACAGAAAAAGCAAACGAGACTATATCAGAAAGAAATACGGAACAAAATATACAGACGAAGAAAGACAAAAAAGAAGTTTCCTTTACAGGAAAATGATGATGCCTTTCTGGGATGGAGGCTACAAAGTAATGCCAAAAGACGTTGCGCTGCGCATCAGCTATATGACTCAGTGGATTACCCAAAGAAAGTCAAAAGGGTTAGACGTAGACCCATACTACCATCAGCTCATCCAGAAGTGGAGCAAGTCTCCAGACCTGCAAAAGGTTTAGCAATAATATTCTATATTTGCTTAAAAGGAATAATATGCAATTCTCAAGTTTAGATGAATTGTTAAATCTCGCTTTAGACGCCCCTTCTAAGAAGAAGAAAAGGGAATATGGCCTAAAGGTAGCACAAGGGATTTTCAACTCTGCTGACAGAAATTCAGACGGTTACTACGGTAGACGCTATAGACAATGGAGAGCCAACAGGGATTTCTCTTATGGCGTTAACTCCATGAAAGAGTTCATGGACTTGCTTAGAATAGAAGGTAACCAATCATTTATAAACCTAGACTGGACTCCAATTAAGATTGCTCCAAAGTTTGTAGAGATACTGCTTGGGCAATTTATGAATAGACGTGAAGTTCCTATCGTGAAAGCTGTAGACGATATGTCTACTAACATGAAGGAAATGGAAAAGCAGGAAGCACGCTTCCGCATGCAGAACAAAGACAAGATACAAGAAATTGAGGCAGAGATGGGTGAGGTTATTGAATCAAACAAATTTATTCCAGAAGATGAAGACGATTTATCACTATACTTCGACCTTGAATTTAGACTTCCAGAAGAAATACTATTTGAGCAAAGAATCAAAAAAGTACTTGACGATAATGACTATCCAATTCTCAAAAGACAAGTTCTCAGAGACATCATCGACACTAACTTTGCCTGTACTAAACTTTATTACGACCCCAATGACAATATACGCATAAAGCGTTGTAAGCCAGAGAACATGATTTATAACGTGTTCGAGACTGATAACGGAAAAGATATTTCGTATATTGGTGAGGTATATCCAATGAAAATATCGTCTATTAGACGAAAATATAATGTAGATGAGGAAACTCTTTTCACGCTTGCTCAAAAGGCTTCTAGGGAGCTCAAAAGAACAGAAAACTTGTACTGGAAAGATTCCTATAAGTACACCGAAATTCGCCCATATGATGACTATGCAGTACTTGTCTTCGATTTTGAAGTAAAGACTGTAGACGTAGAATACTCAGTTAAGACAGAAAACAGGTTTGGAAATATGCTGGTGGTTCCTAAACAAGGTAAGCCAGTAGCTCCAGCCGGTCAAGAAATTAGCGGTGAAGTTATTGAGACTAAGCGAATGAATATCTACCAAGGTATCTGGGTGTGTGATACGCCTATCATGCTGAAGTGGGATATCAGTCCTAATCAAATTAGACCATACCAAAATGGTGTAGATGTATTTTTCTCCTACTCTGTCATATGCCCTAACGCAACTGGTAGCTTGATTCCTTCTATGATTGAGAAGGCTATGGGGCCTATCCGTCAAATGATTGTTATTCGACTCAAGATGCAGCAGCTGATTGCTACTATGCGTCCTGACGGATATATGATTGATATTTCAGGATTGCGTGACGTAGACTTAGGATTGGGTAACTCTGTAGAGCCACTCAAGCTGATGAAGATATGGGACCAAACAGGTCGTGTATACTGGGATTCAACAGGTGATGATGGAGAAAGAAAATCTGCTCCTATTCAGCCGTTGCCTTCTAATCAGAATGTATCTATGCTGAATACTTTGGTTCAGCAATACAATTTTGAGCTTGACAGACTTCGTGAAGAGATGGGTATTTCTGAATACAGAGACGGCTCTTCAGTTCCAGTTAAGACTGGTCTTGGTGTAATGCAGAACCAGATTCAATCTTCTAATAACGCTACAGAATACATCTATCAAGGTGCTATGCAGCTGATGGAAGATACATCTAGGAAGGTTTCTATGATGGTTTGGGATAGTGTTGTATTGAAAGCTAAGAAGTTTAAGGAGTTTGAAGGATACGAGATGAGTTTACTTGACATGACATTTGACGTGAAAGTAGACTTGATAAACGACCAGCAATCGAGAATGGAGCTTACACAGCTTCTAAATACTGCACTCCAAGCAGGTCTGGTTACATACGAACAAGCATTTAAAGTTAAACACATAGAAGATACAAAACTTGCAGAGCTCTACCTATCTCGTGTTGTTAAACGTGCTAAGAAAGAAGCCAATGAAGCTGCTCAACAGAACATGCAGTTAAACGCTCAAGTTCAAATGCAGTCAGCTCAGTCTAAAGCTCAGATGGATGCACAGCTTGAAGAAGTATCAGCACAAGCTAAAGTTGCTGTTAACAAGAGTAAAACAGAAGGTGATAAAGAAGTTGAGCTAATTAAGTTTGCATCTAATCTATATACATCAGCTCTTGCTAGTGGTCAACCACTTCCAGAAGATATCAAGCGTTATGCTGATACAATACTCGGTAATGCTATACAACCTCAAATGATGGAGCAGGCTATGTTGCAGCAAGCTGCCGCCCAAGAAATGGCAGCGCAACAAGGTGCTCCTGAACAAATGCCAGAAGAACAAATGCCAGAGCAAGGCGCTTAATAATGTTTGTGTGTGTTTTCATGGTTGCGAGCCAACGTTTCTACGTTTGGCTCTTTTTATTTGGTTACCAAAAATTTACATATATTTGTTTTGTAGTTTAAGGACAAGTTCATCCCTAAAACAATAATATGGAAACAAATGATATCGTACGAGAGTACGCACAAACACAACAACCAGTTGCTGAAACTCCAGCAGAAAACACTAACACAGAAAGTTCTTTAACAAATGAAACGCCAACTGAACAGGTTGCGTCTGTTGCTCCTGAAACACCTGCTGATAACAGCGCTTATGAAGCGTTATTGTCCGGCAAGTCAAACGTAAAAGAGCCAGAACCGCAACAAGAAATTGTACAAGAATCTGTACAACAGGATGTACAACAAGATGTACAGCCAACAGTAAACACTGAAATTGCTGAACCATTACAGCCAGAGCTTGATAAAA